CAGTCCGTACGGGAATCGAACCCTAGAGTAATTGTCTTGAAATGGCTTAAAATAGCCATTCTTTCAATTTTTCTTTGAGTACTTTTGAGTACTAGGGACTCATAATGCTTCGATTAAGTCAAGTTCCTGTCTCTTTTCCTCAATTCCGGTACGATCAAAATAATAATGATCTTTTGTGCAACTAATGTCTGTATGCCCCATGGTATCAAGGATTGTGGACTCTTTCACTTTTCCGTCAAGCAAGATACTTCCGTATGTCTTTCGGATTTTGTGCGGAGATTTCACTTTCATTCTCAATTCATGTTCGCAGATATACCGCAAACGTTCACGAAAGTTGTAGGATTTCAACCGTTCTCCGTCTCTCTCAAATAGATATTGCCCGAAGGGATTTCTCTTTCGTACTTCATCAAGAATCCATTTGTACTTATCCGGCAATATGGCAAATCGCAATCCGGCTTCTGATTTCGGAAAATCTTTGACCTCATAGTGAAAACCATCATCATCACGATAGCGTGTTTCTGTAGAATTGATCGCAACCGTGTAGTTTTCAACATCTTTCCGCTTTAATGCCGACAATTCCCCGACACGGACTCCTGTCTTAAACATAAATAGCAATCCAAGGTTTACGATATCTAAGTGATTTCTAAGGTACATCTCCATGCGTTCCTTTTCATCCGGCATATATACTTGGTCTTTTGCCTTTCGGACTACGTGCTTAAACGCTTTTGGCGATATATCCATGTCTTTCAGCGTGTATGTAATGGAAAACTTGACATACTTCTTCCGTTTGGCATACTTAAAGATTCCGTAAATCAGCGTTCGGAAGTTTGAGAACGCCTTGGAAGTCATGTCGAAATCATGGATGCTATTTCGTATAAACGTTTCAAGGTCGCATTCGTCTACACCTTTGATTTTCTTATCCTTGATACCGTCAAAGTATCTTTGAAAATCCATTAGGTATCTGTCATAGGTTGCCCTGCTGATTTCTTCAAGTTCCAGCTTTTGTGAAATCCAACGGTTGAAGATTTCCTCTATCGTGGGGTCATCTTCTCTCTCTTTCCAATAATCAATGATTTTCTGCTCGACCGCTTCTCTGCGCTTTGCCTTGATTTTACGTCTGCCTTTTACTTCATCCGGCAGATATGAGTACCAGTTCTCATCCTTTCCTTGATAGATTTTATAAGGGTTTTTGTTGAGTAATTTTTCTCTCTTTTGCATAGTAACTTGTTTCTGCACAAGTGCTATGTCGAGAATACCACTATCAACGGCATATTTCAACAGTTCTTTTTCATCCAATCAAATACCCCCGTTCTTTCTATTTTATCTTTTATATCTCTCACTCTGTACTCTATCGTTCTTAGTGATAGATTTTCTTTTGTGGATATTTGCTTTTGTGAAAAACCACGGCAGAGAAGAGAGAAAATTCTCTCCTCTTCTTCCGTGAAATTGGCATTTTCTTTGATTTGTTCAAGTTCTGGCTTAATGAATTTTGTAAATTTCATAAGCCATTTCTCCATTAAATATAATCTGATAAATCCATTTGCTCATCATTTTCAAATACAAGCATTTCATTCTTTGCGCGCTCGTAAAAGTTTCTGTCAATCTCGAATCCGTATGCACTTCTGCCAAGCTCTGCGGCGGCTCTTAGCGTGCTACCGCTACCGCAACAAGGGTCAATAATAACGTCTCCCTCGTCTGTAAAAATCTCAATCAGCTTTTTAAGGACTGCTACCGGCTTTTGCGTTGGATGAATCTTCGGTATATCTTTTCCGTCTTTCTCCCAAGTAAACCAATTGAAAATCATGTGTCCTGTACCTCTGATATTCTTTCCGTTTTCATCAATCTGTAAGCCGTTTCTGAATTTCGGTAACTTATTTCGGTACAGTACGAGTGCATATTCCGTAGCACCTACGATACGCATATTAGCTTTAAGTACCTGTGGACTGTAATTTTTACAGAATACAAGCGGTATGTAATTAACGAATCCATGTTTTTTCGCCGACGCAATCAATGTTGACAACTGCTCAAATGCGCAAAACACAATCATGCAAGGACTATTACTACTTCTGCCCATTGCGATAGGCTTTGTGTCCTCTTTTTTCAACATTTTTGAACAAAAATGGAAGTATTCATACAAATTAAAGTTAAAATCCGAATTGAAAGCCGCTTTTTTCGCAAGTTTGCTCTTTCCGTTTTTGTTATCGCCACCGTTATACCACATAGGGTTACTGCCATAGAAGTTGTTCCCAACATTATAAGGAACATCAGCTATAATCAACTGTGCTGGCGGTATTGCATATTTCTTGTAATTCTGCATAGAATCACGATAAATCTCACATTTAATCTTCTTTTTATACATTCTAAATCTACCAAAAGGAAACCTCGGTTTTATGTGCGCACAACCTATTCCTTTCTTTGATTTTTAGTTAGTTATCTTCTTTTCTCTTAAAATCCTCACAAGACACAGCAAGCAAGCAACCTACACAGTTAATGGCAATAAGCCCACTATTGTTCTTATACCTGTAAGAATTTTTGCAAATATTACAAAAATCTTTGCCAACATTTGCATTGTAACTTGTCTTTTTATCTTCAAGCTTTTTCCCGATACTCTCGTTTATCCTTTTGAGTTCCTCGACCTTTTTCTGCGATTCCTCAAGATCTTCAATGAGTTTGTTGTATTTCTTCTTGCTTAAAATCTTCATTCTGCTTCGCTCCTTTCAGCTTTTCTGCTATCTGCTTTACTTGTCTTATGGCATTTTCCCAAGTTGCGCCCTCGGTTGGTAATCCGCTTGACATAGCCATCCCGGAAAAACGCTCAGTGATGTTAGCAGTCAAATCATCAATAGCTTTGTCATAACTATCGATATTAGACTTTCGATATTTAAGCACCTCATTATTCAGAACTTCTTTGCCCCAATCTCCGCTATCAAACCATTCAACAGCCTTAAATACAGGACTAAGTGCTTCAAAAAGTGTTTCTATTCGTATACTTGCCGACTTGATATACTCAACTAATCTTTGTGTATCTTTAGCCACATCTTCAAAACCTGCACTGTTCAATCTGTCAGCCATATCTTGCAGTAATTCTATTGACGAACCATTCATAAGCTCGTCAACATCTTTACAATACAAATAATTCCAACTTCCACCACTCATTCGCTCTCACCCACTTTCAATAAATCCATAAACCTTTAAGTTGCAACCTCGGTTTACCGAGGATTCGTTATTCCTTTCTTTCTCTTAAAATTTCATCCAAGCAGGCATTGAATCCTGCTCTGAACATTCTTTCTCCGTGTTCTCCAACTCTGCGTTCTTTCTTCTCCGGCAGTTCCCTGAGCGGACACCAATCTGGCTTCTCTCCGTCTGGCAAAAGTTTTCCTGTCGCACAGCACAGATATTCGTCATCATTCTCTGCCTCATAGCACAATGTACATTTCTGGCACACCTGTTCTGGCATATCCATAACCAATACTGCTTTAGACATTTCTCACACTCCTTCCGGTTTTTCACGCCGCTCAAATTCGATAACCCAAACCCACGGATTTGCATCCCAACCGTAGCGGTCGAGGTCGGATTTCTTGATGGTGGAGTTCCAAAGTTTTTCCCATTCCATCATCACTTCATCACATTGACTGCACTGTTCTTCTGTCCCATAACAGCACTGCGAACCGCTTTCTCCGTATGTATTAAGACAATCCCAACAATCAGGATAAGCTCCCTCTTTTATCACATCAACCGGCTTCATCTCCTGCAGCCGCTCTACTCTCACATCTGTTACCTTAAGCCAGATACGTGCCGCTTCTTTTGGCATGATGATATCCCCAAGCTGATACGGTGGATTACATAGTTTGCTTATAATCTGTTTATCTTCTACCTCTGGATGTGCCTTATGATATGGGCTGTTGAGAACGGATTCAACATCATGTTTAACCAGCCGCCGAGTGCAACTCTTCCGTCCGTCCAGAATTGCCCGAACCATCTCGGTGTTAAATAAAATCGGTTTAATTGCCATCTACCCACCTCCATCTAAAATGAAATACTGCAAAATGAATCTGAATGTTGAAATTTTTATCAATCATTTCATGCTGTGTGCTTATCCTAATTGTAGGAAGAATATATACATTTTGCATATCAACCAGAAAGTCAAATTTGTCAAAACTAACCATCTACTCCACCTGCCTTTAGTCGATCAACTTTATCGCTCAATTCTTCTATCTTCTGCACTGCTTCTCTTAAGACTTCTGCATTATGATTTATCGCCATTGCAAGTTCTCTGACGCTTGAGCTTAACGAAATACCTGTTATTTTTGTTACTGCTTTATTCTTCCATTTCATTCACTCCACCTCACTTTCCCATCATGTCCGGAGAATCACGCCATGATTTTTCAACTTCTAACTTTTCAACTTTCGCTTTAAGTTGTTTATTTTCCGCTTTCAGGTCTTTGTTTTCCGTCAAAATCTTTTGCAATTCGCAAGTATTTTTGTACTCACATTTTTCGTCAGCAGAATACTCCGTGCACATTTCACATAATTTTTTGCTTGTCACTCTACTCCACCGCCTTTCACAATCTCGATTGCTTTATGTACGCATTCTTCTATGTACTTTTCATATGGAGTGTTTTTATAATAGTGTGTTTCTTCATTTCCATAGTCTTCCAACTGCTCCACAACCTTGTCCGGATCGTAGGCAGTCGGCTGTGCATCTATCACGCTTGCCAATGTTGCCAAACTCACTCTCCTAAAATCATCATCAGATTTACTCGCACGCATGCAATATTCTTTTAGTGCGTCTGCATCAATCAGCTTCATCGTTTTTTATCTCCTTTCTTCAAATAATCAAAAACCTCATGTCCAATCATCCCTACAACTGACAGAACGCAAAAAAGATTAACTCCAAATTTTGTTAGAATATCTAACCTAACGGCTATAAGTATTAGTAGAAAGAAATTTATGTACGATTGAAACATCATTCTTCATCACCCCAATCCAATTTCTGACCACATTTCCAGCAATAACGAGCAGGAAGTGTTCCAGTTGACCAACCCATGTACCTACCGCATGCATAACATGTATATTTTTTAATCCCATTATCTTCTTTTTCAGTAATAGCAGCTCTCGGATTCTGACGTTCCACAGCCGCCCGGCATTCCTCAATTGTGCCGATTGCTCGGTACTGCTGTACTTCTTCAAGTGCATTGATTGCCATATTGTGCGCATTTACGCATTTATCTGTATAGCAATCAGCATCTAAATATCTTTTCATAAATTCGATTGCTTCATTCTCCGTCATAGTTACACCTCAAACAATTCCGGATTGTCAAATTTGTTGCCGACAACACTACATTCATCCAAAACCTCATAGCTTTCAGCAGATAATCTGTTTGTAACTTGGAAAGACAATGTTTCTTCATCCCACAAAACTTCACCGGCACAATCTGCTTCTGCATATCCGCTTTCTGTGCTATATGTGTCAAGATAAACAATTACATCGTGTTCAAATATCAATTTCTCATCTCGATCTGTCCGTCCAGTGCACCGGCAGATAGTTGATGCATCTACAACACAACGACAGAAGAAACCCAAACTATCCTTTGCGTAGAAATAATAACTTTCGTTGCCCTTTTTCGTGCAAAATGGGTATGACAGATATCCTTCCACCCATTCGCCATTATCAATCCGCTTTCCGCGGAATAAATATCTATCTTCCATCATTTCTCCTTTCGTTCATCTTTTTCAGTTCTTCGCTGATATCTTTTAGGTCGCAATCAATATTAACCAGCCGACCCCATATAAATAAGGTTGATAATGCAAGCAAAACTCCCATTTCTACACATCCTCACTTTCCGCAACCTTGGCAATGCTATTCCCAGAGCACGCCATGTCTAAAATCTCTTTCGCATATTTTTCTTTATTCAACATCTTTACACCTCCAAATCGCATACAAACTTAATCTCATTCGCCAAACTCTGCGCTATCATCGGCACGGTCAACTGAAACTGCTTGTAATTAGCCAATGTGTCAATGTAGTCAATAAACTTGTCCGTGAACTGCTGTAACTGCTTCACAGACAGCTTAAATTCCTTTTTCAGAATCGTAAGCGTGAGCGCGAAATAGTTAAACAATGACGCGCTGGAAAGTCTGTAGGCTTCACGCTCAATACAGAAACCTTTTTTTGCATACAGGTTCATTAACTGTCTTTGCGGAATTTTTCCGACTTCCTCTTTGATGTCGATTCCGTATTTACTTTTCAGATAAACAGACAAGTCCTTTCCGGTATTTCCACCGGATGCTGCTTCATCTAAGTAGGATTTCAAAAAATCCTGTAACCGGATGATTCTTGCCTGTCCGAACCCAAATTTGTCATGCAGAATGATGTAACCGATTACAACGAAATCTTTGTATGATTTTGATATAACCTTATCAGCATTGCGCTTTTCAAAATCGTTCCGGCCGATGATCTTCGTATCCTGCTTCGTGAAAAATGTTGGCTTTTTCTTCCGTTTCAACGCATTGCTCATTTCTTTGATTTCTCCTTTCCGTACGTAATCTCCAACCATGCAAAATGGCTCAATACAAGCTGTCTTGCACGTTCTTCGATTTCCATACCTTTATATTTTTCAATAAGTTTTTCTCCGGTTTTTACAACTTCGTCCCACCAGGAATCGTTGTTGTCTGGCGCATAGTATTTCTGGATGAACTTCCAATAATCCATGAATACCAGCCATTCTTCCGAACCTTTTTCAATCTTTGCACTTGCCATAGCTGCTACCTCTAAAACGGACAATCGCCGTCATACGACTTGAATCCGTCGCCGCGCTCTTTCTTTTTGATTTCTGCAACAACATCATCAAACGGCTTTTCGATTTCAACAAACTTCATGTGATCTCCATCAAACTCCATTGCTTCACGCATTGTCATTCCCTGTCTGTTCTTTTCGATTTTTGCGCCCTTGGCTCCCTTGTCATTGTCTGACAGATTCCACAGCATAATTATGTTTGACGCATCCTGTTCGATTGCTCCGGATTCCCTCAACTCTGCCATGGTAGGCTCTTTTGTATCTCTGCTTTCGGAAGCACGAGTTATCTGCGAAAGTGCTATTACGTGCGTATTCAAATCTCTTGCAACCGATTTTAAACCTCTTGAAATTGATGCTACTTCTTCATTTCTTCCGGAATATCTGTTATCCGGCATAAGCAATTGCAGATAGTCAACAACGATAACATCAAAGCTTTGGTGTCTGCATTCTGACTTTATTTCTCTCGGAGATACAGTGCCGGACGCAACCCATAATTGATAATTACTCATTTCTTCATTTGCTTGGTTAAATTTTTCCTGTTCATCACCAAGAAACGCTTTTGCCCTTCTGATCCTCGTTAAGCTGATTTCCGCAAGTCTTGAAATAAATCGCTCATACACCTGTTTATCGATCATCTCCAAGTTGAAATATGCGACTTTAAGTCCTTTTTTTGCCATATTCCCAATAATCTGCGTTGTGAGTGCGGATTTTCCAACTGCCGGTCTTGCGGCAATTACTGTTACGTCACCGCGTTCAAGATCTCCAAGTGCATCATCAAGTTGCGATAACCCGATTTTTATACCACCCTCTCCAACACTTTCGTTGAAATATTTGTCTTTATTCTCAGCTGCAATCTGCTTCATTGGTTTTAGCCTTACCTCTTTCCCCTCTTCCAGATGTTCAAGTCTTGTCAGTAAATCCGCGATCGTATCGTTAATATCGCATGGTTTAAGGCTTGCCCTTTGAAACATATCTTTAACCATGCGTGACTTATACTCTTTCACAACTGCATCAGTATAACTTTTAACCATAGTTGAAGTGATTGTTCCCGAAATACAGGATTTCATCAATTCGCTAATCTGCTCCTGTGTGTATTTGTGATTTTCAAGTGCCATTGATAACGACATTGGGTCAATGCTTTCATTCCGGTCATACATGGCAAGCATTTCTTTGTATGTGTCCTGCGCAAAATCCGAACTAAACATTTCCGGTTTCAGTGTTCGCCAGATGCTATTTAGCACATCATTGTCAATCAGTACGCACCCGATCACTCCGAACTCTGCTTCTGTCAACTGCAATCACCTCGTTTCTCCGCAATCTGTAACCAATAATCGCAATCATTTTTCAGCCAATCAACATATTTTGGAATGTACCGAAAATCCGTATCGTCTGGATTCTTTTCTTGATAGTCACTCAAATATGCTTCTGTGGCTTTGTATAACAGCCGTGCAATGTCCGGTTGGTTATCTTCGATAACTTCTAACACTTTATCCATCCAAGCCGTTTTAGAGGTACTGTACGCTGTTTTCTTGGGGTATATATCAAAAGTCTTTTTCCAAGCATCGTCAAAATCAAACAAATCTCCGGAATCGGGCGACAACGAATTTTCTTTTATATTTTCTTTCTCTTTATCTTCTTCTTTTTCTTCTTCTTTATCTGAAACAGCGACGTCAGACGATTTATCGAGCGATTTTTGCTCAATTAGGTTCTTCTGCTTCTTTCTCCGGTTCTGCTGATAAAGCCTGTCACGTTCCTTTTTCTTCTCATAAGCGTCAAGCGTTTGATGCTTATTCCAATTCGGAATCGTTATCACATTGTCAACAACTTCAATCATTCCAAATTCTTCAAAGGTCTTAAGTGCAAGCCTTACCGTGTTCAAATCTCTGCGGAAAATGGTGGCAAGCATTTCATCCGTAAACGGCAACTTGTTGCTCATCATAAACACACCGTTGTTATTCTGTTTCCCTGCGAGAATGAGAAGTTTGAACCAAATCGTAATGATGCTATCAGCACTCGGCATACTCTCAATCAACAGAATCTTTTCATCATCAAAAACATCTGTCGTGATTTTAATCCACTTGACTTCTGCCATTTAATCACTCTCCTCATATGTATTTTCAGAAATCAAAGTCATAAACTTCTCATACTGTTTTTCAGAAACTTTGTTGCCCTGTTTCTCCGGCTTTAAACGGATTTCAAGGTGCTTTTCAGCGATATGCGACAATTCCCTAGCAAGGCTCTTTTTGCCCTGTTTAATTCCGTCATAATAGCCTTTTGCCGGACGGTAATCATCAATCTTAGCTTTGCCCTCGCCCTGTGAACCGCTTGTTTTATTGCGAAGTTGATAGCCTTTGTCTGCATACAGTTTGATAATATACTGCTCCTTCTCGTCCAGCTCATTTTCTGGATAATGCGCGCAACCAACTTTCCAACCATATTTGTTGTCTTGCGAAAACAGACCGTGCTTTTTCAGCGAAAGATCAATGTGCTGATACCCAACAAGATGTTGTGCAAGCCTTGTCAAAATATGCTTTGCCTGTCCCACATAGGCGTACCGAAAGCCATCCTCGTCAATCCTTACCAACGTGTATATCCCGCTTTCATCATCCAGCTTTGGATTTGCTTCCAGCCAACGCTTTTTGTTCTTTGCTTCAATAGCTTTTGCCTGTCTAAACTTCTTATAGTCCAACCCAATCACTTCCTCTCCAATGGCTTCATGCTCATTTGAGCCACAAACTTTCCGTAACTCATGCCAGAAGCGCGTGCCAGATGATTCACAGCCTTTATTTCATCATCCTTTTTCTTTGGATTTCTCAATCGTTCTTTAACTTCATTGCCGATGCAGTCTTGGCAATCAAATTTTCGTTCATCTATCGTCATAAACAGTCTGCCACATTTCGGGCATATTCTTTTATACACAGTTCTTCCAGCCTTTTTAAAATTTCTAAACTGCGCAAATCTTTTTGCACATTTTGGTCTGCAGTATTTCTGATTTTGTTGTTTCGGCTCAAATTCAGCCATACAGTATTCACATAATTTCAATTTTTACCTCCAATCTTTTGTAAGGGCGGCACGATGAACGCGCCGCCAAGACATGGCTTTCAATAAGGTTTGTGATAACTATTCGCCAAACAAGATAGTTTCTTTTAGTCTTTCGCCAAGGTGTTTCAACCTATTTATTCCTCAATTACTTCAAGTTCGCACTCTCTTAAAGCGTTGTACTCGCTTAATTTATAACTGATAAGTGCTTTTTCCGGAGAATATGCCGATTCTTTTGCGCAATATGGCACAGTATTGGTTTCTAATACAACAACGATTTCTCCCGGTTAAAAAAACCATAATCATCACTAATAACTCTGCGCTTTGTTCCTTTTTCCATTTTTCTCCTTTCAGAACGGACAAAGGTTCATATCAACCTCTAACCCTTTTTCTGCAATATAAACATTTGCTCCATATTCAATTGCTTCTTTCGTTCGTTGTAGGAATAACGCGGGATCTCCGCTTGTGTCCGATAAGTGTATTAAAACGACATTTCGTAAAGCTGGGTTGTCGTTCGTCTGAATAAATTTAAGTGCCGTATCAAGGCTCATGTGACCTCGCAAACGGTGTTCATAATTTGGCTCATTCCGGTCTACCAAGTCCATACTGTAATTGGCTTCAACCATGATATGCTCAATGTTCAGCTTCGAGAAATTGTACTTGCAGTATTCCAAGTCGGTCAAGAACAACAAATGCCCCATTTCCTCATGCTTGATTAAATAGCCGTAGCACTCAATTTCCGTGTCATGTGGCACATTGAATGGGGTTACTGTAAAACTGCCGATTTGACACGATTTGTTAGGCGAGATGGCTGTCGTACGCTCTCCGGTAATGACTTCAAGTGCGGTCTGTGTTTCAAAAGCCGTGTAAACCGGAATACCGGACTGCATGAAATCTTTTATGTATCGTGCATGGTCTCCGTGTTCGTGGCTCACAATGCATCCGGAAACATTTGCTATTTTCCAATCAATCATTTTCTTAAAGTCCATAAATTTCACACCTGCTTCAATGGCAAGAATCTCACCACTGCTGCTGATTAAAGCGTAACTGTTGCCTGCTGATGATGAACCGCAACATCGCATAAGCATTTAAACCACCTCACTTTCATCCGTTTCAATACTTAACTGTCCCGAAACTATCTTTGAATATTCCTTTGCCAAGTCCTCAAGTGTTATCTTTGGAACTGTAATATTCATAACACGGTCTCGCCCATATTCATCAATGTATTTCCTAATCCACCATGCTTCAATGTTGTTCAGATACTCCTGTGACTTAACACGAACCTCTGTAATGGTCTCAAATACAAGGTCTGTAATATTACCTTTCAAACCGCTCTTAACGTGTTCCTGCCACCGGAAGAATGGCATATATACCGTTTGTCCTATGTAGTGCATATTAGTCTTTCTGTTGTAAATATGATAGATATATCCATATACGCCACCGTTACTCTCATATCCCTCTCTGGTTTGAAATTCTCCTTCGTAGTAGGGATTGATTTTGCTACTGGTTTTTGCTCGGCAATCATAAGAACAAAAGTAATATTTTTCTCCACCATCTGTCGTAATGTATGGAAAGTCCTTTTGTTTGCCTTTGATCGACTTATGGCAGTTAAAACAGATTGTATCAACTTCAATATTGAATCGCTCATAGAAGAATTGGTTGCTTTCCATAACCAGAGCATATATTCCGCTACCTTTTCTTGGCTTTGCAAACCTTGAAATACTGCTTTTCTTCTTTACTTCGTCCTTTGCTTCACTACGAGACATATCTTCTCCGCAAAGATAATATTCATCAAGAAGAGTGCCTTTTTGAGAATCCCACACGTTATCATCTGTAAACTCTTTCAGTTCATCGTCTACCTTGTAATCATAGATGCGAACCCAATAGTATTTCATAGGCTACTCCAATTCTTCCTCTGCCGGAAACTGAAAATATTCTGTTGTAGCTTTCTGAAATTGTTCCACGCTCAAAATGCTCTGTGCTTCTTCAAAACTCTTTGAACCGGCTGTACAATGATAAAACACATTATTTTCATATATTTTTCTAAGCCTTTCCATAGCTTTCTTTGCCTTTTCTTCGGAACCATATTCAGCCATTCTTATTGTCGAAAAAAGAGTTGCAGCAATAAATAGCCGCATTTACAACATCTTCATATTTCCCGACTACCATATTTAAAGAACTGACTTCATATGGTACATCCATTGTTCCGTCCTGCGATATAACTCTCATAGCAACCTCCCTAATCTTTCATAAAGTCCGGTACGTTCTCGTCATTCTCGGCAACTTCTCCGGCTACCTTCTCTGGCTTGACTGCTGCACTTTCGGTTGAACAAGGTTCCGCCGTAACAAATGGCTCACTGTTGGCGTTCTCCGTAATATCACGCTTGACTTGCTCTTGCAAATCTTCCATCGGATATTCCTTGAAATCGCCATCCTCGATTTCTTCCTTGGTATAAAGTCCCATTGTCAGCTCCGGGCAATTAAGGCTAGAGAAAAATGATGCTGCTCTATAACGAAGCATTAACTGCGGCATTGTTTTCCACTTGCTGCCGTTCTTCTTCGTCCAACCTTCATCATCTGCCATCTGCATATTAACTTCCATGCCCTCAATTCTTCGACCATTTTTCATAGTCCACACAGTGCAAGAATAAGGTTTTCCGTTCTTGTCCTTGGTTTCGTCGTACTGCAACTCCGTGTCGAATTTGTTGCTGGCATTGATAGACGCGATCAAAAACTTACTGCTCCAGCTTGGCTTGCCCTGTATCAGAAAAAGGTTCTGCATAACCATAAGTGGGCTTATGCACATTCTCTGCGCCTGCTCAATGGCGATCAAACAGTTAGATGGATTTTTCTGATACGTCTGCGGAACTATTGTTGACTCGGCTAACGCCTTTGCCATCTGCATAGCCATAATGAAATTGTCGGATGTTCCGAAAATTCCAAGGCTGTAATCGGTAACCTTGTTATTGTGTGTTGCAACCTCTGTCTTTTCCTCTGCCTTTGTTAATTCTGTGTTTTCTGCCATAATTACTTATCCTCCATTCCACTTAAAATAGCTTTGATAACTTCTGCCATGCGTTCTTTTTCTTCGCTTCTCAATGTTTCTGTATCCTTCTTGGACAGCTCATTTTCATTTGCTCTCTGCAAAGCACGGTTGTATTTCTCCTCTCCGAGAACTCTCCTTAATGCTACCAAAAGAGTTTCAAATTCAGCCATGATAACCGGCTCTCTTCCGTCTACTTCTATTGTTCCAAAATCTGATTTAATCATATCTATTCCTCACTTTCTTAATATCTTAAAATCTTAACATCGTTATCTTCGTAAAAATTATTGAACCGCTCATTTAAAAGTTCTAATTGTTTCTTGAGAATTTCCTTTGCTTCATCCACACACCGGAAAAGATTTTCGCTCTTGAGCTGTAGATTATCAATTCCCAATTCGTTGCAATTAAGATACCACGCGTCACCGCAACCGCAAATTTTATGTATGCAAATGTCAATTCCGTGGCTTTGAGTTCTGAAAACCGTTCCACTTTCCACCGGTTCCCCAAACTTTGCATTACTAATCAGCTTCATGCACATCCCTCACTTTCTTCATATTTCTTCACAACCGCCATCTTATCAGCACCGTAGGTATCCACCCACTTCATATCCACGGTTTCATCCGTGACCGTCAGCTTTGCACACTTAGCATTTACAACCGTGTCACCGGCTTTTACGGAATCCTCGGTCTTAAAGATGTAACTGCGTGTGCTGTTTGGGTATTTTGCTTTGATATACTGCATAATTACCTCTCCTTTTTCACATATCCATTTGACAAATTTTCAAGAATACGCAAAAGTCGTTCGTTTGTTTCTGTGGCTTTTCTAAGCTCTCCTTCAAGGCAATATTTATTACTCTTAAGTTCGTCTACCTTTGTTCGCAAATCCGAGTTTTCAGCCTTCAATTTTTCAATATCATCCATGTACATGACCTCTCTTTCCCTTATTTCTCATATCTTTCTCGCAATACGGAAGAGAACAATGTCCGTCTCTTCCCCAGAACCCCTTACTTGCACTCTTCCAGCGCTTGCACGACATGCACCGCGCATCCGGCTGCGTGATGTTGTTGCTTATTCCTGCTCTTGACATCCTACACACCCTCTACTTTCAACTGTTTGTCCTCGGAAACGCTCAAAAGAATTAACTGCGCATCAACAGCCGGCACATTAAACTCATTCAGCGATTCTGCGTTATCAACGAAAATAGGCGCGCTCACACCGTATAACTCGCTAAGAGAACGGATAATATCGAGTCCGGCTACGATTCTGTGGCCACTGTTCAAAGTTGAATAAGGCACGCCATTCACGGTACACTCGCAGCAATCTTTCATGCCGCCATTTAACTGCATTTCAAAAAGTTTGAAATTAACCGTCTTGAAATGACTGTTTATAGATTCAGAAACCTTATCCAGTTTGAAACGAATGAACTCTTCCAAGAGGTAAAGCATCTGTTCCTGGTCGGCAACTTTCTGCCCGATTTCTTTCTGTTCGTCACGAAGCGTTTCGATACGATCATCAATCGCCACATTGTTAGCCGCCTGTGCGATAATCTTATTTACTTCATCAAGCTGGCTCTTTAATTTTGCTTTATCAGCTTTTGCGTCCTCAACTGCCTTGTCCGCACCCTTGGATTCTAACTCTGCAATATCAACAAGCAATTTATCCTGTTTAGCCTTTAACTTGGCATATTCAGCGTTCTGCATATAATCAGCGCAAGCCGGAATCTTGGAAATCTGTTCATCAAATCCCTTGATAATGTCAATTTCTTCCGCTTCATTAAGTTTCAAGGTGTTAATTTTGTTTTCCAATTCTTTGTTATTCTTTGTCAGATTCTTAATCATTTCAGCACACGCATTTCCATCATCAACAATCATGGCAAGTGTTTTCGCGTGTTCTTCATTAAATATTTCGATTGCATCTGCCTTTCTCTGCGAAAAATCGGCTCTTAAAGACTCTATTTTATCTTCCGGCAATCTTTGTCCGCATAACGAACAAACCGTTGTGGATACGTCAAATATCCACTTAGAATCGTCAAACTTCTTTTCCTTTTCCTCTTTGTACCTTTTCACAAGGTCGGATTTCTTAAGAGTCTGTTCAGAAATTGATTTCTTACTTCTTTCAATGGAATCCTGCGCTTTTCTGATTGATGAACGAACATCCTCTAACTTCCGTTCGCGGTCATATTTGTGATTTTCAATCTCATGTTTCTTGCTTGAAAGCTCATTATCCATGGTCTGCGCGATAGCGGACATTTCAAACTGACAATGCATTTCTTCGCTGCGCATTTCGTCAATACGCACATCGGATTTCGCCATTAAATCTTCAAGTGCTTCAATCTTTCTCTCCAAATCGGCTTTCAACAACTCCTGCTCTGCCACATCTACATCAACCTTGGATTTCTCTGCTTCGTCAATACGAACCGGAATTTCAGCCTGTTTCTTCTTCCATTCAGATAATGCCTTGGAAAACTTGGCACGAATATCATCCGTAGACGGTGCTTTTTCCAATTCATCAATCAGCGGTGCATACTTGGCATCGATCTGTGCCAGTTCCACATCGGAAACATCTGCAACAAGTTTCATTAGAATGTCTCTCTGTTCTTTCCATTTCAGAGAAGAAAAATACTGCGGATTGGTCAGCATCTTAAACATTTCCTCACTCTGCGCCAAACCGGAAATATAAGTCTTAAATTCAGCTTCACTCTTCGGATAACCGTCAATCTCAAACGAATTGACATTTCCCTGCAAAGTCACGGTATCGGTGCCACGCTTCTTAACCCAATTCTGCTTCTGAACCTTGGAAAGTTCCACTTCTTTGCCATCAACTTCAATAACTCCCGCAACCTTTATTTCCACGTTATCAATGCGCTTTCCGTCCTTGTCCAATGGTCTGACATTGAATTTTTCCTCTCCGGCACTGTTCTTGTTAAAAAGCAACCATGTAAACGCATCAAAAATTGTGGTCTTTCCTGCTGCGTTCTGCCCTTTAATCTTGATTTTATTTGAAAATTTAACATCAAGGCTTCTAATCCCTTTGAAATTCTCCATGTGTAACGATTTTAAAATCATTCGCATTATTACACCCCCACGATTCCTTTTATTGACAACTCATATGTAACTTTTTCCACAACGCGACCATCTTTACACGTTTTCTTGTATCTCCGACTCTGCAATCTGCCGTATGTGCTTACCCCATCGCCTAAAGCAAGTGAGTCCGTATATTCTGCACACTTTCCCCATGAGATACAAGTAATCAAATCCTCTTTTCCGTTTTCTCTTACGTTTTTGAGTTTCACATCACAGATTTTACGACCAAGCGGTGTTTCTCTAAGTTGCTTTTCCTCGATAATTCCGTCAAGGCTTACTTCATTCAAAGGGCTATCATCCTCTGGTTTTGTGATTGTATCAGCCATAACATACATAAGAATGGCTTCTCCAGACCCTGTTTTTACACGCCGGGCAATTATCTTCCCACTGACATATACCGTTCCGCTGATTCCTGTATCGCTGATTTCTTCATCAAACAGTACCGGAAGTATATCTGCAACACCGCTTCTTCTTTCAACTCCGATGAAAAATTTATAAAATTTCTTACCGCTTGACGTTGTATGGCTTTCCCTTGGCGCTGATACAACGTCACCGATTAACGTTATCCTGTTCTCCATTGCTTCTCCTTTTCATTTCTCTGTCAAGAACCTTTTCAAAATTATCTTTATCATTCTGTTTCTTTCGTTTCCCTGCCAAAAGTTCAGCAAGCATACGCTTTTCTTTCGTGGAACATCTCGTGCCACTTATATACACAACGCCTACCATGCATCCTCTCTCATTCTGCGTTTTCTCTTAATTCGCTTGTCAAGTTCGGCTCTCTTCCGGTCTACTTCCGACCAGTAATACATAATTGCCGCGATTACCGCACCGGCTACAAATTTAATAGCCGACACATTCCCGGACACGCCCTCACTATCCATATAACACGCGGCAACCAAGGAATACTCCATTGCAACCGCACCTATGATGAATTGGATTACTTTTTTCATTCATGCTCCTTTCAGAAACTTGTTTACAAAGTAAACCTGTCCTTTTCCGGTAACTTTCGTTGTCTTTGTGATTCTTACAGAACCGTCCGGATTCTGAATGTTACTTTCCTTAACCTCAAACAATCCCTGTTCAACATATCTCTGTTTTGGCATGTTCCTAGAAGTGCCGCTTTTAATAAGGAAGTTATTCTCTCGTAACCACTCAAACAACCGCTTCTGTCCTATCTGCACACCGTTCTGACAAATAAGCTTTGCTAAATCTCCTATAAGGATTGATGTATGGCTCGCTGATACCGCATCAGCGAAAATCTCTTTAGGTATCATCCCTTGTATACGCGAGTCCTGCATGGCAATAATGTTGTTCTTTTCGTGAATCTTTCGTTGTGCCACCATAAGAGCCTTGGAAAGCAACTCTTCATCAGACAAGGTTTCCTGACCTGCTATGTAGCCGCCATTCTTTCTGATTGACGGAAGGACTTCATGCGTAATCCACCTTTTGAAATCCTTGGCTTCTCTTTTTCTGCTTGCAAGTACCAATGAGTAAAGACCGTATTCGTTTACACAGTTTGTCTCTCCACCAGATAACCCTAAATTGAATTTAGCCTTTTCATCATCGTCAATTCTTTGCATAGCCATTGTTGGGTTTGACAAATCTAACGACCTGCATATGTCACTTGCAACAAACCAAGGTTCATCATCTTTTGTAATTGTCCGAATCTCTCCAAACTCTTCATTATTGAAAATCCGTAATACGCCCATAACTCTCCTTTCTGTGGTATAATTCCCTTATCATCAAATAAGGGAGGTGAATTTTTGAACAATGAATATGTATCTGCCTACGCTATCGCTAAAATCTGTGGATGTAACGATTCTTTCAATGATTTCAAAACCAAGTACGACCAATACCGTGAAGAAATCAAAGAATCTCTACCAAAAGAAGAAAATCAATTATCCAGCGTAGAGGTGGCAGAAAACCCATTCCGTAACATAAAACATTTCTAACATGTTTTAATGACCGGAGAAATGGCGGTAAGGACTTTGACGGATAATTCAATGTTTGTATCTTCGATTTTCTTATCGCCGTCCAAAATGCTTTGGTAATCATCAACAATATCCATTGCTATATGCTGTGCCAATTCGTCAAGACCGATATATCTATCCTTGTCTTTCTTTACAATTACAGCTTTTCCTTCTTCGTCTAAAAGCCGGTATCTTTTTACTTCCACCCATTCTCACCCCTTTCGTTTTCTTCGTCTGCAATCTGTAGATTGATTGCCCCGATTTTTTCCTGATATATCAAGCAAACGGCATCAACAGTCAAATTAAATGCCTGTAAATCAAGCACCAAATGTGGAAGACCGTTTGGTTCTACAGAAAAATCAAGTTTTCTAATTCCTTTGATTTCATGTCCATCTACAAAAAGATGAATGCTTGACGGCGGCTCGCCCTCTTTTCTCGGCTTGATTTCAATTTTTTGTGGTTTGTGTTCCATATTTGCTCCTTTCATTATTTTCTTCTTCCTGCTCACTATGTTTCGAAGCAGAACTCTCTACCATTCCAAGGACATATCCTTTCTGAAAATCTGTCATATTCGGAATGGCATCACGAAGTTTTTCGACAACACGTTTTTCTTTTTCGCTCATTCAATCACTTCCTTTCATGCGCAATATCTGATTTCGTACTCTGCTACAATTTTCGAAAAGATTTCACGCAATTTCTTATCATCCTCAATAATGTCCATTTTGTTCAATGCGCTGATTTCTGTTTTCGTGCATCCGCTTTCTGCCATGCGCTCACGTCTGTTTCTGATTCTTCTATTCAAGTCGCATCCGGCACGGTGTTCAAGTTCTGAATACATTTCAGTCCTCAATACATTGAATTGACAATCTGCATTTCTCTGAATCCGGTTAAACTTGGCATTGATTTCATTTCTCCAATTATCAAATACCGGTTTCACCGCTTCTTTGATATGTTCAGTTGTCTCAATTGCTTTCCGCGCTGTGTCCTGTGCCTTAGCAATCTGTCTGTCTCTCTCCTTGTCAGCAAGTTCTTTTTGAACCATCTGATTAAGAAGCCCTTGCAATGCTTGCAATTCTGGAGATAATTGGTCGTTGACACTTTGATGTACATTAAAATAGGAAGAAACTAGTTTTCTTTGTACTTCCCATGCCAAATCATCCGTGAATGACTTGACCAACATCAGATAGCCCTGTTCGGTAATGAGTGCTGTTCCGAAGTTACTCAACACTACATTTTCTAGTGTCCGTTTTTCGGACAGTTCAGTATTTTCAAGGTCTGACGGCTTCAAAACGAAATAATCTTCGCCCTCAACAAAATGTTTTCTGTTGTCAGAAAATCTTTTTCTTGCTGTTCCGTCCGGTCTTTCATGTGCCATATCAATGTCCTTAAATGTGACCACTCGCTTGCCTTTGTACTCTTTGATGGAAATATCTGCATTTCCAATGTGTACCAAATTATCCATATTTTCACTCCTTTCTGTGGTATAATTCCCTTATCATCAAATAAGGGAGGTGATACAATTTGAAATACTTTTTGTTTTGCGATTTTTCTACAATATCCTGCGACCGAGAAAAGATGGCAGAGATATTAACTGAAAACGATATAACGTTCGCAAATATAAATAATTTCTGTTGGGAACTAAATGTTCCTGAAACGTTTGGCAATCCGCTATGCGACACAACAGCAGAATCTATTCACTGTTTGTTTTATCAGTACACTCACAAGAACTCTCTTCTTCTTGTGGTAAAAGCAAATGAATATTTTCCAAACGGAGATTAGGATATAATCTCTTTGTTTCTTCATATACGGTTTTGGTTTTCAGCCATTTCCGCATATGAAGAACCTGTTCCATGACATCCATATCGTGAATATCCACTTTGTTTAAAATCTTCTGCAATTCCTTTTCCATTCCATTAAAATAAGAAACCGGAACAACAATTATGTCATTTGCTGATTTAATCTCTTTCATGTTCTCACCTCTTTCCTGTTCATTTGATGTACATACAATAGCACATTAAATATACATTGTCAATAGTTTTTGTTGACTTAATGAACATTTAATGTTAATATAATTGTGAAAGGAGGGTAAAGGATGAATGAGAGAATAAAGCAAGTTCGGTTATCGACAAAATTAAGTCAAACCGAATTTGCAGAAAAAATTTTAGTCTCACGATCTGCTGTATGCAAAATGGAAAGCGGAGAAAATTCTCCATCAGAACAAACTGTTAAATTGATTTGTCAAGAGTTTAATGTCAATGAAGATTGGCTTCGCACCGGAAGCGGAGAAATGTTTGTTGAATTATCAAAAGACGAACAGATTTCAGCAATGCTTGGAGAAATCCAAAGATTAGGTGATGAAAACTTTAAGTATCGACTTGTTTCTGCACTGTGCAAATTAAGCGAAAGCGATTGGACAGCCTTAGAAAATTTAGTAGATATGATTTCAGACAAAAAGTAAAAAAGAGCCAAGGGCAATGCGCAGACCCTTGGCTCTTTTCCTATTTTAATAAGTTACTTATGTATGCATATATGGTTTTTAACCAATGCAAATTTTCGCATTTTTCAATAAGTTTAATGATTTCATTTTTGTAGTACTCTTTTCCCAACCTAAAACCCCCAATCATGTGCCCTATGTAGCGATACAGATATTATAGTCAATTCCCAATCATGGGCGGAGCCATGCCAAACCCCACCCATGCCAGAACTTGAAGTGTCCTTTCGGACAAGTCCATAGTATCACTACAATATGCATGATTTCAACATTTTTCGGTCGCAAGTTTCGACAAGAAATGTCATTGCAGAGAAGCGGAAAGCTGTTTCTCAATCTCTTCTTGCACTTTTGCGCGCCAACGCATCGGCACTTCATCAATCGTCATTTTCTTGTCTACCAGAATACGTCTCACGTAGAATTTAACCATTATGCTTCACCTCCTGCTACCATATCTGCAAGATCCTGAATTGCTCCGGCGTTTACTTCGTGACCGGCTTTCAATTCATCGATTGCCTTTTCCATTTCCGTCTTTGTACGCAATCGGATAGTAACGGTATATGTACCATCTTCTGATCCGTCCTCTCCCACGTTTTTGGAATAAGTAAACCCATCGGATTTAAGGTCTGTGTATTCCCCGGACACTTCCCCGTTGTGGGTGAATGTCACTTTTGCAAGGTTGTCCACGGAAAACGCTTTCGTGATTGTTTCGATTCCGGCAAAATCTGCCGACTGAATCTGAATATTGCCGAGACTTGCTCCCTCAGCAATCTCGAATTCTGCTTTGTTTTTAAGAATAATTTTATCCATATTATTTTTTCCTTTCTATGATAAAAAATGGTTTATAGGTTACGCTCGAATGTTTGTTCGATATATTTTCTTAAACGGCAGTTTAGGTAACTTTAAAGTATTTATTTGCAATAGTTTTGAACTACTCGATGACGAACTAAGTAATACACCTACCAATACTTGCTATCTTGCGACTATACCTGGTGGTAGTGGGTTATTGTTGGGGCTTAAAAACCATAGCGATTATCAACGGCAATTGCGAATAACATACTGGGACAATAAAATATATAGTAGGGTCAAAAATAACTCTACCGAATGGAGCGAATGGGTAACAATTACTTAATGCGTTTATGATAAACCATATTTATATATTGTCTGCAAGATCAACGCTGCACACAATCACTTCTCCGTCAGAGGTTTCAGGAACCAAATATGGTTCGATACATTTGGCTGATGTTATCCTTGCCCCAAATGGTATATTTAATAACACATAGGTATCATTGTTAATTTGACTACTATATATATCCAGAAATATTATATTATCTTTTCTTACAGCTCTAACTTTTTTAAGAACAGCTGCATTTTGACCTATTGCGGTTATTTTTGCACTATCTGTAATCTTCATGTAAATGTTAATTTTATGAAAGCAACCCGGTGCAAAATTGTACATTTGCATAATTAGAATTTCTATACAATGACATAGCGCACCACTTGCTAAACTTGAGTTTTCAAAGATGATTTTTGAGAATCTATACCAACCCATGCCACTGGCACTTGGATAACATTTAATATAAGCTTTAATCGAACTAGATGGATTCAAAGCATTTATATCATTATTTAAACTGCCGTTTAAATCACTTATCTGCTTTGCAAGCGTACCATCCAGATTCGGATTAGCTTGTCTAGCGTCTAGCGCATACCCGGTTTCTGTTGTTACCTGGTTATTTACGATACTTTCTGGTTGCAGCGCACTTCCGATTTTATCCTTTAATGCATCTGCCAACTTTATGACGTTTTTCGCTTCGTCCAATGTAATTGTGGTGCCATCCAAGTTAATGCTAAGCGTTCCACTCTCATCTACGCTCATGCTCTTTCCGTCCGGCTTTACAACTCCGGCATCCTCTGTTGTTGCAATCGCACTAGCACCGCCCACGATAGACTTAGACCAGTATTCCGTATTGCTCGTTGCCGTTCCTGCCGGAACTTCCTTTTTTGCAAAATAAAGCGTATTGTTATAAGTTACCGCATCCAATCTCTTATATGTAGCATTTGCGCTCCACTCGCCTTTAGGCACGATTGCTACTCTTCCTGCTATAGCCATTTAAGCCACCTCCCAATTCAAATTTCCGTCATTGTCAACGACAAAGTTATATGCCGCATTGTCCGTGTAAATCAACTCCCCATCCTCATTCACATCAAATTCTGTCATTGTGAGTTTCTTGTTAATCTCGTCTTCGATTCCCTGCACCCGGTCTGCGCTGTCCTTGGCATCTATGGCAGATTTTGCCGCCTTGGTTTCGGACGTTCCTGCGCTTTTGGCAGATGCTACCGCCTTGGCAGATTCCACTTTAATATCTGCAAGATAATCCGGGCGCAGATGCTTTTCTTGGATACTTCCCTCTTTCACGATTGCGGACACCTTACCGTCGCTGCCGATTGCAAATGCGATTGTATCAGAATCCAAGAACTCATATTCTGTAATCAATGTGGATAAATCTACATTCTGCGTTGTACCATCATCTAGCGTTATCACAAGTTGCTGTGCCTGCGGGTTGTACTTGAAGTTGACAGCCAACTTTTCCAATTTGGTATCAATGACCGCCTTGGAACCATTCATTTTAACAACTGTCAGAGTTCCGTTGGATTCATCCCACAGAATTTCTTTCACAAGCTCATTTGCCTTTGTCAAATCAACCTTAGACGCATCCATAGCAACCACACGATCATCCAGATTGTCAATTGCCAAGTCCATCTTGTTAAGATTAGATTCATTTACCGCTGTTTTTTCACTTGGGAAATTCTCCCAGTTGATACGGTTATATATTTTCTGCATGGCTCACACTCCTTTCTAACACGGATAGTCTGCGCTCCAATTCTTCATTTTTCTGCTTCAAAAGTTCGATTTCTTTCTGCTGCATCTGGATCATCTGTATGTGCATTGCATGAAGATTTTCCTTGTCAATTTTCCATGTCTTTGAATCTCCGTGAATTGCTTTTTCATCCTCTTCGGCATCTTCTTTTAGTACAAGTCCGCTATCGGACAATCCAGCATCCTGCAAAATCTTTTCTAAATCCTGCGCAATTAAACCAAACTGCAAGCCTGTGTGCTGCGTGATGTATCCGGGTTTCCATGTATATTCAACCGGGCACATTGCCATATAAACGCTTTTAATATCCCTTAATGATTGTATATTATTTTTCAGCCTTTTATCGGAACTCGGAATAGAAATCAAAAGACCCTCGATATCCAAGGTACTTTCCTTCGAGCCAAAATTAGACACTTTATTAAAGTGTCTGGGCGAATATTTGGTTGTAGACTTATCATTAAGTGTATAGTCTACATCTGTAAAATACCCACTTGGCAATTCGCTTTTGGTTGCGTAGTCGCTCAGCGAATTGTCAACATAACTTTCTGTCGCCAAGTTTTCCCCGTTTGCGTCAGTAACAGATGACAAGTCCAACTTAACATTCTGCAATAATGCATTATTTCTTCCATCATGTCCTAATATCTCTACACCAGATACCTCACCGCTGTCAAAAAGCAGAGATTCTATTATATGTACTCGTCCGCTACCGTCCAGTTCAAAGTTGTTACATTCTACAATCAATCTGTTTCCTCGTAGCACAATTTGGTCGGCACTGGCATTGATCATAGAAATAACTTGGTCGTTCTCGTCTCTGCCTAACTTCAATTCCAGTGATGCGTCTAATTGCCCTTCCGCTTTTTGTGCACGATCAACTTCTGCTAAAATGCTTTTTGCGGTCTGCTCAAACTTGGTATTTGTCTGTTCTTCTAAATCCTCATAAGTGGATTGAAGATGGTCTGCGTTCCTCTCTAACTTTCCGGTACGTCTTTCCACGCTTTCAAGTGTTTCTCTGATAGAATTAACCTTTGCGGAGTGTGTCTGCGTACCCTGTGCCGAGATTGAATCTCTCTTGCTCTGTACTCCGGTTAGGGTGCGTTGCAATAGATACGTTTCAACAATCTCTCTTGTGGTATTGAACCGGATTGGTTCCCCAAGTGTCAGACATGGATTGCCGACAAAAGTGCAACTTTTAATCGGCGTATATGCTGCCTGTGCCATAATCGGCAATAGGTTATTTGCAATCTGTTCCAGCTCCGCTCCGGTCTTGTCTGATACAAGAAAGTTTCCTGTAATCGAATAGTTGTTTCCGGCAGTTCCAACAATAGCACCGGCGTTATCATTGCTTGTCTTGATTTCAAGCTGCGTAATTGCCTTGCTTTGAAAGTCCTCGTAATCAAACGTGATGTAGTGTCCGGTCATGGACTCTGTGTTTGCATCAGACGGAAATAAATTGTCTGCCGGGAACAAATCTTCTGCCGGATAAAGCGCGCTTGCGATTGCTTTCAGAAAGACATACTCAAACTTGCCATCTCGGTTGATATTACCAAAGCATCCGTTAATCTCACATATTGCCGTTACAACGGTTTTTCCGCTGATAGCGGATTCTTCTGTGACTGCACTTGAATCGTCCGTCTGTGTGGCTACAATCGTCTTATTGACCGTCATGGAATCATTGACAAGGCTTGTTTCAACTTGCGCAATTCCAAGATGTGCAAAGAAGCTATCGCGGAACTGCTTAAGTGTCATTGGAAAGCTAAGTCCTGCATACCAAGACTTTACATCCGTATTGATAATGTCATACATAGCGTCATATGCCGTAATCTGCCGTTTTGTTCGGTCAGCCGTAGGAACATCGGATGCAACCTTAAAAACTCCGTATGGCATCGGATTTTCGCTATCTCCGTCAACTGTTTCCGAAATGGAAATAGTTCTACCGTTAATGCTTCCTGCGGTGTTTCGTGCTGTGAATTTTACACAGTTTGCTTCACACGCACCAAACTTTAACTCTGATTCCGAGCAAAGACTTTCTTCAAGCGAAAACGTACCGACTTCGAGCATCGAATTGTCTATTTTCTGATTTGTTCCAACAACAGATATAACCATCTGCTTGTCTGTGCCGGAATCCCAATACTTTTCTTTTAAATTGCTATTTATCATATACACCACCTACAAACGAAAATTTTATTGGGTCATACTTAATCTTCCCATTCGCCACAGAATAGAACGTAGGCTGAATGTCAGCGATATATCCGTACTGCGTCACATATCCGCGTTTCTCCGGCACGTATGCCGTGATATAACCGCCACGCTCTTTTGCCTTGGTATAGTTCTTTTCGATATTCTTCCAAAAATCATCAAACTGCTTTTCATCCAGCATGGCTTTGGTTTCAAACTCAACTTTTAAGGCTTTCAGATCCACGGCATCACGATGCTCTAATCCGTTTTCATCCGTCCAAGGGTCTAAGTCCTGCATATTTACATAGGAACTAAACGTGTCCTGCTTTATTAAACTGTTTGGTATGGTATAATCCCCAAACTTTACTAAATATCCGCCATATCCCATCGTTTACCTCCTAAAAATGGGTATAAAAATAGCACCTACCGTTTGGTAGATGCTAATTGTTCTTATTATGCGTATTTTCTTGATTGGAAAAGGTTTATGATAAACTCTCTTCCGATCTGTGTGATTTTTCTGTGATATACAACCCTTCCACTGTCAAGGACTTCCTGCTTAATATCTTCATAGCCTTTATCACTATAATCAGAATGCATAACCCATGTTCCGTTTACTTTGTACTGAATATGCATATCAGAAAGCCATTTGTTCAATTCGTTCGCGCTCCGAAGCCCTAACTCCTTTGCGATTTCCGTCATGGTATATGTCTTATTCACATGGCTAAGAATCGCATTTCTTCTTTCGGCTTCCTCTCGTTTCTCTCTTTCTTCTTTCAGATTTTGCAAAAGCATGATTCCATAATCTGGATTGCTTATAATCTTGTCGATTGTGTCCTTGGTTGCATACGCACCATGCTTTCTTATTGATGGAAGAACCTCTGATGTTACCCACTTGCGAAACTTCTTCGCATTCGGTTTATCGCTCCGAACGATAACCGCATATAAGCCGCTCTCTGTAATGAAATTTGATTCTCCTGCACGACCTAAGTCTAACTTAGTGCGTTCATCTTCATCTAACCTCTGCGCGACCATTGTAGGGTTACTCATTTTCAATGCCCTGCAAATATCAACAAGGCAAAACATCGGTTCATCATCGACCATGACCATTCTGATCTGTCCGAATATTGGATTCTCAAATACCTCAATGCCGTTTTGAATCTTAAGCATAAGTTGTGATTTTTTCATTCGTGTCTACCTCCATACATTTTTATCTGAATAAAAAAGAGGAAGCCACTTGTGAAATCACATTGGTTTCCTCTTTCGTACAGTATGGCGTTCGAGTAAGTAATCCGCATCTTCACGGATAAGGATGTTTCCTTAGTAATAAGGATAGACTATTTTTGATTTTGTGTCAATCCGATTTTGAAATTAAAATAAGCCGTGTTTCCACGGCTTAAGTATCATTTATCTTTCAATTTTTACTGTAACCAAGTATATGTATATGCTTCATCAACATATATCTTATAGCTGCTCGGATAGATCGTATCGTAATTTGAATCGTACGGAAAACTAAATGAAAAATAATCTGTATCTCCATTCTTTTCACATTCTGCATAATGATAATCATATTTGATCAAGTTGCCAGATGCATCATACATTACGCAAGAAATTTTTACAAATGAAAAATCTTTTCCGGAATCGTTTGTAGCTTCAACCGTAACATTATCTGCTCCAATGTCCGATTGAACCATTATATTGCGAACATCACAAACAGCATTTGTTGCTTCATCAACACTCAACGACATTTTATAGTTATCATAAGAAACATCGTTATAATCAGAATCGCTCGGTGCGTCAAAATAAAGAACACATTCCTTACCGGATTCAAAAGCTCTGTTACAATCGCTTTTGCTATCCAGCATTTTACCGTTTTTGTAGTATACAAGTTTTGCGTCCAGATCAACATTTACCTTGTTGTTGTTTTTCAAGATAGCAACAACTCCATGACCACTATCTTGGTATTCAATTGAGATGTTTTTCTTTACCTTGTTCGCATTAAAGGAAGAAGTGACGGTAACTTTGCAAGAAAGCGTTTTCTTTGCAATTTTTGCTTTTACGTACGTTGTTCCTTCTCCAACCGCCAGAACTTTTCCAGACTTGTTTACAGAAGCAACATATTTATTGCCACTACTCCATTTAGCAGTTTTCCTCATTCCGCTTATCTTTAATGTTGCTGATTCTCCAATTTTTAAATTAAGAGTCTTTCTGCTTAATTTGATAGTTGCCGCCTGTGCAACAATCTGTTCCCCATCTGCATTTTGGATTGGCATAGCCGAAATCAAAACGGCAAATGCCAATCCCATCGCTACTAATAATTTTTTTGTGTTTCTCATAATGACTCCTTTCTTGTGATATGATTTATTTAGAATTATATCACGTTCTATTATAGAAGTCACTAAAAAACATATACATTGTCTCCGGTTCGATTGTAATGTTCTCTACCATAATCCCTTGCAGCTTTTCCTATGTCGTTTGTAGTAATTCCGAAATTTTTCTGTAAAATAGCTTGTAATAACTGATTTTGTTGTCGCAGTAAGGAAACCTCTTGCGCAGATGTTGAATTGATAGCATCTTTGATTCCGGTAATTTCTTGGCTTCCTGCGACCGCTGGCTTACCTCCGACTGTTCCCATAATTTCCGGAAGTCCATTTTCTCCAACTGTTGCTATGCTATATTTATCCATAAAACCGCCCGTTGCATAAGCCTTTACTTTAGGTAGGCTCACTTTCGGCACAAGATCGACTCCGCTCCACTTTACCTTTGCTACTTTAGCCGCCGCAGAAACAACACTGTTGAACCCTCTCAAAACGGTATTCACTCCACCGATCAATGAATTTATTGCTGTTTCAATTCTTGAAATTACGGTGTTCATTGCCCCGGCAACGCCACTTTTCACGCTATTCCATAATTTGCTGAATATTTCAGCTACACTTTCTTTCATCTTCGAGAAAGCATTTTTTATCGGGGTGGTTACATGTTCTTTAAACCAACTAGAAACACTGTTCCACGCCCCGGTTACCGCTGTTTTTGCCGCGCTAAATGCTTTCTGAATAGATTCTTTTGCTGAGCTAAAAGCATTCTTGATAGGTGTTGTAACATGCTCCTTAAACCAACCGGAAACCACCGCCCATACAGATTTCACAGTTGTCCATAGAACCTTGAATGCGGTTGATACTGCCGATTTCAATAATTCAAAATTCTTCTTTATTGGCTCTATTACCTTTGATTTAAACCAATCAGAAACAACAATCCATACAGCCTTGACAATGATCCACAATCCTTGAAAGATTTGACCAACTCTTTTCGAAAATCCTTGGAAAAATGAAACAATAGGAGTTATAACATTAGTATTGAACCATCCAGAAACTGTTTTCCATACACCGGATATATCTTTCCATAAAGAAGAGAAAAAACCGGAAACAGATTCCCATAATCCCTTAAAAAAACCGCTTATTGGCTTAATCACATTAGTATTAAACCAATCTCCTGCTTTTGAGAAAATTCCTTTTATTTCTTTCCAATGATCCTTGACTACTACTGCCGCATGTGCAACACCGGCTACTCTTCCTGCGGGAATCGCTGCAGGTGCTGCCGCTACCCCTAAAATAACCGCTCCGACTGCCGTAATCGTAACTCCGACAAGCATAAGTGCTTCATTAAGCCAACTGAATCCGTTCTTTAACATGGTCACAAAGTTTGATATTGCAGTAAATGCGCCAATCGCAACGGAGCCTATTCCGGTTATTGCTTTTGCAACAGGGCTTATAAATGCAAGCGCGCTCTCTGCGGCTCCACTGCCGAATAAGGCTTTTGCGCCAGCCGAAACAGTTGCCCCAAGTGTAGCAAACGCCCCTCCTATTTTTTTTGACAGAGTGGTAGACAATACCGCTGAAATTCCCTCATTTGCCGCAATTTCAACGCCAAGCCTTGATTCAAGTGAACCGGCTATTGCTTTCGAAATGGAAGTTCCGATTATATCAAGTGCTGTTTTTGCAAGATGCAATCCAAGAATTTTTTTGATTGTCAGCGCGCCGACAATAATTGCAACCGTCTTTACGA